GCTGCAATATCTACAGCGTGTCCTTTAGTGTGTGCGCTGTTGTCCACACCCCCAACATTGCGATTGTGTTCAGGGCAACGCACTGCGGATGTGATTACAAACGGTACATTTGCAATCTCACGTGCCTTGACGAGCTTTTGTAGTGTAGACTCTTGCATCTCATTTACGCCTTTGTCACATCTCCCACACTTGCACTTGAATTCATGTGCTGCAAAGTATGGGAGGTTGTTGCGCTCAAGAGGTAGAGGTTCGTTATCTAAAACCTCTGCATGTTTAAATGCTGTTAGGATGGTATTAATACATTTCATAAATCACCCCAAATATTTAGCATATTTCAGAATCAACTTACGTGCTTCAAACTCAGTAATCCCAAGCCTGTAGTGCGCTGCAAGCTGCTTACTCAGATTGTTCATCACCCACCTCATCGACTTCTTCGACAAAACCCGGCAGGATTTCAGCGAGAAAGTGGTATTCACACGCATTTAATATAGCTTCTTGTGTCGTTAAATTCGATTCTGGCTCAAACGCATAGTTATTGTTATTCCGCTGGTTCTTTTGAACAAACATTAAAGAGCTTGTGGCGCTTGAGTTTTCGAAGCTCTCGCTGCTGTGTTCGTCATCTTGATAGCTATAGTTACCACTAATGCCGGAATTAGACTGATAGTTAAAATGCTCAATCTCAAACACCGGGTTAGTATGTGTAATGCCATAAGCATCAGTGATTGTACCTTCAAATGTAAACATAGCTTGTATCCTTATTAATCTCTAACAGCTTCGCCTATCATTAAGCTAAATGGTAGACTAAGTGGCGTCATTGTTAAAGAAGTATTAGCTGCCACTCGAACCTCTACTTCTGCTGCACCTGATATGGTTGCGTTCGTTGTGGGTTGAAAATCGACTAAGACCGACAAACCACCTCGCGTACCAACACCACCCCAGCCACTCCAAGTGTTTGGTGCCAAACTTGGTTGGCCAAAGCCTAAACTGCCTGTGACTGTCACCCCTGAGGGGGCGTTGAGTTCAATGTATACCGCCATCTGAATTCCAGAATATGCCGAACTTGGCCATAACCGATATAAGGCTGCCCGTCCGACCTAGGGTCATTACTCAGGCCATCAGCTTGAATGTACCATTCGATACTCTCGAAAGGCGACGGCGTTGTTGTCGGGTCAATCTGATACACCCGAGCAATTGGACCATTATCCACCCAATAGGCCCGATGAGCAGCACCAACAAAATCCGAAAGACGAATAACACCAGATGTTGGTATTCCGTTGTTCTCAGAGATGGGCGGCACTATATCACCACCTCGATAGTATTCAGTCAGCCTAGAGTACGTAGGAGTTGATACGTGCCCAATACCCCAAAAGTTACGCAAGTCACTCATAAATACCGGCAACGACGTTTTAGGGAACGGAATGATCAAATCACTTTTAGCCATTGTTTGCTAACCTCGCTTCCAATTCGTCAATACGTTTTAACGCATGTGCCAGTGCAGCGTACAGCTCAGGAATTAGCTGGTCATAAGATAGCCCGTCTGGTCGACCTTTCTTGTCAAAGTACACTGGCTCTTTCATAACCTCAGCCACGTCCTCAGCAATCAACCAACGACGAGATTTCTTCTCTTTGTCCTTTTTGTAATGACCTACATTTACACCTTTCTCACCAAGTTTTCGGACGTTATCTGCTGCCTCTTCTGGTGTAACAACCTGCTCAACTTTCTTATATCGCTTAGACGACACACCAGCGGTATCTGTTGTCCACAAAATGCCGTCATAGTTAAGGCGGTTTGTTGATACAGGATTGGTTGAACCACCATACAAACGACCTGCTGAGCGTGTTGTCCCGTTGTAGAACAGAGCACCAGTTGCTGATGAACCTGCGGCGATGTTGGTTAACCGTATAGTGCGGTTAGCTGTCAAGTTGCCAATCGTGTCGATACCCGTGCCGCCAGTTAGGGTTCTATCGGCTCTTACAGCATGGTTTGTTGCTGTACCTGCCGTCGATAGCACTACCGCTTCAGCACCAAAAGTACCCTTAAAGTCTTTCGTGGCTATGCCTGTAACAGGTAACTCGTTTAAGTCAGTAACCTGAGTTGTATTTAAAACTGTTAAAAATTCACTACCAGAGTAGGTAGTTATCCCAGAGAACCAAGCCTGAGAAACAGTGTTCCTTACTCCATCAAAATACATCCCTACCCATTCAGTGCCTAAATAATTGAAAGTGCAGAACTTCCATTCATTAGCCCCTGCTCTTCTTTTGTTGCCCCATATCTGCTCTAAATACATATCGGGAGTAGCCGGGTCAGAGCTTCTTGATGAGTAGCCAAAATCCACCCTAGATATTTGTTGGTATCCTGTTGACCTTTGGCTGTGTATTGTACCCATAACATTATGAGCTCTTGAGCCAGAAGCAGGGAACAACATAACAATGGCCTTGCCCCAAGGTTCATCATGATCAATCGCCCTAGATAACCCGGGAATCCGTATATTCCTAGCAACGGTGCTATCAACCGCCAAGCCACTCGCTTGCTGCGTTAAGCCATCACCACCTGCAACACTAAACGTAGTGCCGCTTAAACTAATTCCACTACCCGCAGAATAAGTGGTATTCGGTGGTGTTACCCACGAACCATCACCACGCAAAAAGTTTACTGTACTTCCGTTTGTGTTTGGAATTCCAGACAAACCTACATCCGCTTTAGTTGTTGCTTGTGCCCGTAACCCAGCATATGTTCCGCTCGGGTTGAACGGACTAGTTACAGTTAATGCTGTGCCATTAACTGACAGGCCTGTGCCTATGGTTTCGAATGGCTTGCTAGGTAAGGTGCTCCACGTTACACTTTCCACCCCAATCGCCTGCTGTGATGTTCTGAATGTAAAGCTAGATGTTAGCGCGCCATACGTCGACACGTCCCAAAAAGAGATTATGAACTCAACGCTGTAGGATAAAGTGCCGGTCGGTGCAGAGGTGTCGTTGAATTGAGTAGAGATAGACGGCATCTGCACTTCATACAAATTCTGATCAAAGTCCTGTTCCGCGCTGCTTGACCCGTGGAACGTTTGGTCATAAACCTGTGTTGAACCCCGTCGAATGATGACCTGAACCTGTGGTGCAGGAGGTGTTGGTCCTTGCGGTCCAGAGTAAATAGCGCTTTGTCCTAAATAGTTCAGCTGCACCGCTACATCTGAGCCGTTGGACTCAAACGAATTCAGCGTGAACGTGTTAGTCGCGATGATTTCTGTGGTTGACCTTACTCCGCCTGTTTCTGGCGCGGCAGAGCCAAGCGCATTCCTGATGGTATCTATTGCATCTTCGCTAAGCGCATCCCCCAACACCGACGCGCCCTCTAAAAAGCTCCCGTTGATTCTCGACTCAGATTGATTTTTTGAGATACGAAAAACAATGTTGTTGTTAGTACCAGCGATTAAAAAGTCGGTCGAGTCATTTAGACGCACGTAGTTGCCTGAGCTTGCTACGTTGATTGTTCCAGCGTTAAGCGTACCCATGTTCGCCGTAATCGCGGAAAGCGAGCTTACATTTATCTTATTTGCAGTTACCGCATTTGTTTTGATGTTGTCTTCAGCAATTACATCGCCTGCGACCTGCAACTCGCTGCCGTCCCAAAGGATACCGTTGACGTTTGTTCCTATACCGAATTGGTACGCACCAGCAACATCGTTCCAACCCATCCAAAAGCCAGCAGTGGAATCTCCTGCGTTATTTTTACCTGCGCTTCTGATGATTCCATCTTGAGCGATTGTTAGAATGTTGGTGTTAGTTATCGCTGCATTAATAACACCTGCCGTTAATTTACTAGCAGAGAGAGTATCTATTTTAGCGTCAGTTACAGCTAAGTCTGCGATTTTCGCTGTATCTACTGCTAGGTCTGCAATTTTTGCCCTTTGTACAACTGCATCAGCAAGAGCTGCGTTTTGTACAGTGATTGAATTGGCTGCAATCTTGTCAGCATTAACTGCGCCAGCCTGAATTTTAACAGCAGTGACTGCATTGGCTGCAATCTTGTCAGCGTTAACTGCATTGGCTTTTATTTTAGGAGTGGAGATTGCATTATCGCTGATTTGCGTTTCAGTTATTTCGCCGCTAATCTTCTCAGCTAAAATGCTCTCTATTTGCTCACTAGTTAGTTGCCCAGTTATCTGAGAAGATATGATACTTTCTATTTGGTCACTTAATACCTTTCCATCCAAATCTTCGGTTTTTACAGATGCTATATAAGATGATCCGTCCCAGCGGTACAGCTTGGAGTCAGTGGTCAAGAACACAACCTCGCCAACATTGCTAGTGGGCAGTGAATTAACGATAACAACTGGCTCAATCCCGTCCGCAAATTTCTGTCTGCTTATCGCTTCATCCGATATGTCTTGCTCTTTAATCGGGAATTTCGATTCAAGCTCTTCATTTAAATTGGTAATAGCCTCGCGGATTGGATCTAGTAACTCTAAATCATCAGGTTGGGTGTAGGTAAAACTAGAAGATACCCATGCAGAAGTGTTCCCTGCAATATCTACAGCACGTATGAAATAAGTGTATTCACCTTCAACCAAAGTACTGTGGAATGCAGAGGTTGTATCAAATTTACCTAAAAGAGTAGAGTTTTCTACACTCCGATCTTGCTCGCTGGGTGGTACAAAGCGTACCTCATAGTGTAACACGTTGAAGTCTGACTCTGCATCTTCCCATTCTAATATAATACCAAAACCGTCTGATGTGAATACAGGTAGCTCAAGAATAATAGGCTCAGGGTGTTCGATCTCAGATTCTACCCACTGCCCATAAACACCGTAGATGTTCTTAGTCGCAATAAAGTAACTAAATTTAGAGTTCTGTAACCCTGCAAAGTATTCGCTGTCACGGGTCTCACCAACAAACCCTACTTCTTTATCACCAAAGTTTGTATCTGTTCTAATCTCATAAACATCAAACTCAGGGTGTTGGATATTCGTGTATTTTAAATATGTACCATCTTTACGATATTCATGGAAAAACTCTGTAATTGGTGGGATTGGCGATCCGGTTGGGATGATCGCATAAACCACCTTACTCCAAAGAGATAAAGTGTTATTCGAAACATCACGGAATTGTGCTCTAATCTCATAACTAGAGCCTTGATTCAATCCTGTCAGTTTGTAGATATTTTGATCTGAGCTACCGCTTGCTACATATTCCCAACCAGTGTTTGGACTACTGAAGAATTCATCTGGCGGTGAACCTGTTGGATACTCTCTTGCTTGAATTAGGACAGTAATCTCACGCCCAAGATAGATCGGGGAGGTTACTGTAACACTCGCAATACCACGACTACCGTCTACAACAGGGACGCTAATGAAAGGCCTAGGTGGTGGGTTGTTATCAGGTCTTGGTGTGATGACTGCGCTATATTCAGGGATAAAGTCGCCATCTCTGTCAAATATCTCATCTGCTCGATTCACTGCTGTAATTGTCGCGTTTAAATCTTCGTCATACGAGACACCCACAACAATAGCGTCTAAAGTTACACGCTCTGATTCACCGTAGCTAACTAGATCTCCAACATTGACAGACGAATGTAAATTATCACATTCCCACAAGCCATCTCCGAGATAAGTCGCAGTTGTTGTGCTAATAAATCCGTCATCGGCTCTGAACTCTAACGCAAGCTGTCCTACACCATCTTCAATGTCCACTGTCTCGTCAATGCGGACAATGTTTCCATTAATCGACTTAACACGTCCTGCACCTAAGCCAACATTAATAATGTCATTCTGTATCTTAACTAATGATCCACGTGTGGCTCTTAATCCCTCAACGCTAGTTTTAAATGTGTAAGACTCACGTTGCAGTGTTTGCTCATAGAATTCAAAGCGTGCAAAACGATAGGCTTGTTCAAAGTTATCAATACCCCAAAAATCCAAGCCTTGAAATCTACCACGTTGTCTTGTTTCATCACCACCCACAACATCAGGGTTGCGTCTAGGATCAAGAAAGATGCCCTCGTCTTTCTCATAATCCACAGCGGCACTGTCGAAGTTGAAGCGAATACCATCTACATCTTCTTCATAATTACGCTGTGATTGGAAGTCGCGGGTGTTCTTTGGTGTGAACATTTGGGTATAGTTTGTACGCTTAATCTTCTCGACAACAGTGTACTTACCATCATTAAATGCAAACTCTGCGCGTCCTGTGTAAGCGACATTGATAAGCTCACGTTGCAATGAGCCTTCGTAATCAATCAACGCAGAAATAGTCCAACCTTCATCATTACAACGGTTACGCCATGTGTTTAAAGCTATGTTATCAATCTTGCTAATCGGTGCAGGGGAGTAGTTCATACCACCCTGTAATAGCCATTTATAAGCGTCCGCAGGGTTCTGTGAAGGCTCAAGATCAAGCGTTGGCCAATTTCTCCAGTCTGCGTCTTTGTCTTGGGGTACACACATTGTAGCGTCAACAAAGAAATTATCAAGCTGCCCCGACAGTTGTCCTTTAGATTTCAAACGTAAGGCAAAAACTGTAGGTTTGAATGTTTCAACAACCACCTGCTGTCCGTTTTCCATGTAACGAAGCTTAGGTCTGCGGCTGCCCAATCCTTTGTTGAATTGTTCTTCTGTCAAAGATCGAACAGTTTTAACATTCTCCCATACAATTTCCGATGTGATGTTTAAACGCTCAGATTCAGAAATAGATGGGTACGTCTTGCGTGTACGTAAAGGCACGGCTTCTTGAATATCTGTGCTAAATTCTACACCAAAGAATCGTGCATCAGGTTTTGTACCTGCGGCATAAGCTGCAGACATTAAACTGATAGCACCTGTTGTCGGCAAGGCTCTAAAGCGTAAGTAAGATTCACCATCAACTTGTGTGTAAGGTTGGGTGACAACAATACTATTTGCGGCTAAGTCTGTTGAGGAATTAACATTGACCTGCGTATTGGTGCGAGTGAACATACGCAAAGTTGTGCCTGCAAAGAACAAAGTTCCTGTTACAGAGGTCATACGTCCATTTGGTGGTACTTCTCTTAATAGCCCCAATGTCATCCAATCACCGTTAGGCTCTTGATAATCAACACGGGTCGTAGTATATGCTACACGTTGCTTCCCTTGGCTGCTAACTCCAAATATACCTGATGGTAAATAATAATCTAAAATGATGCGTTCAGGATTAATCTGTGATTGTGAGAATAAGAAATCACCTTCTGTCTCTAACTCAAGATTAACAGCTTCCTGTGCAATATCCGCTTTCCAAATATTACGCACACCTTGTAGGTCGAAGTTTTCATAATGATCAACAACCGCAATCTCATGCTCGAACTCAGACAATGGCACATCACCAATCCTGAAATTCTCTACTTTTTGAGGTGCATACCCTGAACTCATTAACGCATAAAAATACTCTTCACCGCCCTCAATCAAGGTGAACGGTCTTGCAATGTATCGTGGCGCTACTTTACGCTTACCAAGTAATAATTGATGTGGTTTGTATAAACCATCTTCGTTTCGTAAGCCTGAGATGCGACTGAATTGCACATCTTCAGGTGCACCTTGCTTAGCTGCTTTTTTAGCAACTGTATAGCTGTATGCGCCCAATGCAATAGAGATGATGGCCAACCAAGCGGATAAACCAAAATCTTGCGGTACAGCGATCACTTGCACAAGGTCATTGTGCTGAGGGATAAAATCATCGTCTATACAAAAATCTCCGTTGACGATAATATCAACAGAGTTGTTAGCGTGTTTACGAATGTCACCAATACTCGCCCCAACAGGTATGTCAACCTCTTTCGGGTTTTTATCGAAAGGTGATTCTGCTAAAATTAGGCGAAATGTTTGTGTCTTATGACTTTGTAAATCTTGTTTTTCCACAAGTGACCTCTGTAATTTTCAATAATGCTATCAGTAGCTTCTGTACTGTGGATTAAGTGATTGTCGTCAATAATAATTGCGATATGTAAGGGATTACCGTGTGTGTTCACTAACGCAATATCACCCTCTTGCCACTCACCTTCAACCTCTACCCAATCGCCATTTTTCATATTCTCTAAGACGTATTTACTCGCCCGTGTATAACCATTCTTGGTGTCTTGGCCTTCATAATTTTCCAAATGAATCCCATATACCTTATCGTAGACATAGACAACAAAACCCCAACAATCTAAGTATGGGGCATGACGACCATATCGTTTGTACGGAATACCAATGAATGAGTTATACTTATCCATCACTGTTCATCAAACTCTGGTGGAATATTAGGATCAGTTGGAGGGTTAGGTGGATTAGGGTCTGGGTTAATAGGGGTATACCCACCACCACCAATAATCTGACCTGTACCATCGCTCACTGTTACGTTCTCAAATAAGAATGGGAATAGTGTTGGTGTTACTAGATCGCCCGGTATTGGTTCGTCAAGGATTGGCTCAACTTTGAGCTGTGCTGACACACTATTGCCCTGAATTGTCCAAGTCATCACTTCAAATTCAATCTCAGGAATTTCAACTACATCGGGGCGCTCAACAACAACTACCTGTAGATACACTAACGGCTTTTTGTCATACTCCCGCAGCTTTGAAATGTTAGAGCGATTACCTGCATCAAATATCAAATTAACAGCAGGCATACCATTTGCTTCATCGTTCGCTAAACTAATGCGGAATGCCGCAGGCTGATAAACCTCAGAGTTACTTTCAATCGGTGTGTAGCTTTGTGCATATCTTGCTGTGTGGATCACACCGTCATTATCTTCGTAGACAATTCTGAGTAAGTATGTTAGAGAAGTGGGCATAAATTCTGCAAACACTTCTTTCAAGGTTTCTTGTGACAAATTTCTCACGACGGAATTCTCCGCAAATCAAATGTTGTTGTCCAGTAAATACCCACAGCAGTAAACACTGGCTCTGATCCACCTCTGAATTGATAGAGTGATTGTGCATGGTTATTTTCAGGATCAGGTTTCAGAAAGATAACTGTTCCTCGTTTTAACTCATTGCGCCAAAATGTTTGGAATGTATTTTTCTGTGCTGTGCTGAACACATACTGCTCTCTGATATTATCTGGTGTTGCATTCGCACGATTACGGACGATAGGTGATCCTACCTCAGTCTCAAACTCAAGGCGTGAAGAAACAGGGGTAGAAGTGTACCCCTGAATCAATGGTGACTGTGGTAATGTCTCTGGCCAAACAGGTATTGACATTTATTATCTCCGTTTAGGTTTGCGGCTAAGACCGAAGTTGGTAGACAGAGTTGCGTCAAACCGACCATCGTCCATGTCCTGCTGTTGCATCTTACGAAGATAAGCTTTCATAACCAATTCACCATCTTCACCTTCAACCATTTCAGTGCGCTCAACATCTAAAGGCTCACCTTGGTTGAAAATCTGTAATGTAACGCCCCTAGAGCCTCCGTCAGACCCCTTAACAGGAGTAAGTAACCCTACCCCACCGCCTTGATTAAATCTCGGCATTTTGCCCTCATTAAGAGCTTCTACGTTGGACAAACCAAGTCGTCTTACAGCAGCGGCATTTAATACAAATTCACCATTACTCAACCAAGCAGGGATTGAGTCTGATGTACTTGTACCTTTTCCTGACACAAAACCACCTGTTGAGAATGACTGAGCCTTGATTGCTCCAATCTGACCCCCAACTTTAGCGCCAATAACACCTGCCATTGCTAGTTTTTGGTATGTTCCGAGATTAGGATCAGAATAAACTCCAAGTATGGCTTGAGCACCTTGGATTAATGCTTGTCCGATAGCGAGCTTTTGGAAGAACTTACTGTTCTCTTTGCCCATCGTCTGCATAGCATCCATCGCACCGCTAACAAGATCATTAGCAAAGTCTAGGTTCTGACCAATCTTACGTGTGAGGTCTAATTGGTCAAATTCAGCTTGTAATTTCTCAAGGTATTCGTTATAAAGCTCAGACTCATAACCAAGAGCTGTTTCAAGGATCATGCGTCTTTGTTCAAACTCTTGAGCTAGACGTTCAGCTTCCGACATTGGCTGCATACGCACATTATCGTCAAGCTGTTGGAATAACTCGTTTTCTTCACGTAGACGCTTGTCCTCTGCGGCATTTAATGCACGTTGACGTTCTGCACCTGTAAGTTTGTTGATCCAATCTAAGCTGTCTGCATATTCCTGATTAGTGCGCGATAATGTTGGAAGATTATCTTGCTCAAGTTGACGGAGTTGTTGACGTGCATTGAACAGCTCACGTGCTGCTTTCTCAGAAGCAATTTGCTCATCTGTTTGCTTACGCATAGCAGCGGCAATCTGCTCTGTTGTCACTGTCAACTCTTCGCCTTGTTGAATCAATCCAAGTGTTACAGCAAGACGTTGTTGGTCTGCCGCATTCAGATTTTCAACCTCAGCAATCAAAGCTGTAATTGCAGCCTGACGTTGGATTGTTGATAATGCTTCTTCAAGGTTCTGTTCAGCATTTGAGCTTGTATCATTTAACGCATTCTGATAAGCAATCGTTGTTAAGCGTGTTGT